TTAATTTGGTTTTCCATAGTTCTGTTAAATAAGTATCAATTAAACGATTTCTTTCCTGCAAAATGTTAATCTCTTGCTGGTGTTGGTTAATGCGCAAGGCATCGGTAAATTCATGCAAAGTCAAATTTTTATTAAGCATGATTTTTTCACGATAGGCATCAATCTTTTCAAGATGCATTAATTGAGCTTCGAGGTTCAATTCAAATTCTTTTTTAAGACGCAGTTCCGTCATATTCAAGTAGTATTAAGTGGTTATCAATTTCAATAATTCTAAAAAAGTAAAATTCATCTTTGACCATAAGTGAGATGCATACATTGCCCCAAACAGTCCAAGCTATTTCACGCCATGTAAGTTTTGCTAATTCATCGCGTAAAGCATTAACGAGATTATCACGTTCACGTTTGTTCATTTCATCAAACGGATATTCATTTAGTTTAAAGATAAATTTCATCGTCGTTATATCTTGGTAGGTTCATAATATCATTTGCCAATTGTTCAAGTGTCTTTTTACCTTTAAAGTAAAGTTCAATTTCAGCTTTTCTACGTCTAACAAGTCCTGGTAATTTACGTCCTCCACCATGTACCCATTTCATCCAGGCAAGTTCGATAATTTCTGAATTAGCATTAGAATTAATAAGCTTTATTAATGTCGATTTACGCAAGGCATTCCAACCAATGTTATACGACAATGATATTAAAGCATCATATTGGTTTTGGTTAAGTTTAGCAGTCAGGAAAGAATTAACCTGATCTTCGAACTGCGTTACCATTTTAGCAAGTAAAATAGTAGCATCAGCTTCTGTTATTGCTTTGTCGGTCATTTTTACCTTTCTTCCATCAAGATAAAAAGTAGCACCATAACCAATTGTAGGGATGCCCGCTGGACATTTGTAAGGTTTGGGGCAAAAACCTTCGAAGAATTTAATTAATTTAAGGCCTGTTTCTGAAATTTTCATAATTCAAATAATTTAGTTTGTGCTGTATGATTTTTAATTCTTTCAATTGCTTTATTATAATAATCTATATCCAACTCACAACCTGTTAATTCAAATCCGTAATCATAACAAGCTATTGCGATACTTCCGCTTCCTAAATGCGTGTCTAATATTTTAGCACCTTGTTTTAATTTACAATATTCTAACATAAATTTATATACATAAACAGGTTTTTGTGTAGGATGAAATCTCTCTAAATCTGTGCTTGATTTTTTCATTATTTTAGCAGGTTTATCAAATGATGTCCATACTAATTCACAAGCTGATAATGTAGGCATTGATTGATTTTTATCCCAACAAACAAATCCCCTTGTATTTGGTAAAAATTCTAAAAAATAATTTGCTCCAAAAACAACTTGATTTTTAGATACTCTAAATAATTCATCCCAATATTCTTTTTTTGGTAATACATCCCATTCTTTATTTTTATATAATACAGCCATAGGTGTATTTTTTAATTTTCCACCGCCATCACTTAATCTATTTCCTAATCCATAAGGTGCATCAATCATTGCCAAATCAAAATATTTATCTGGATACCTTGACATTAATAACATATTATCTTCATTAGTGATTGTTATCTTTTCTGAAATTTTCATATAAGATTATTATTATAGAGATTAAAATGCCTAAACCAATTAACGGAATGACATAAAGTATCATTTTAATTATTGCTTCCATTTTGTAGGTAATAAATAAGCATTAGCCAGTGCTGTGTATCGATGCCATAGTTTTTTAAATAGTATTTACTTGGATTTTTAGTAGGATTGGCGATATCAAAAAACGGGTTCCAAGCATAAAAATTTGGTTTGTAAGCAAAGTAACACCATTCAAATCCGTATAGGTTAGCCGCGTTAATTACATCTTGTACATAAGCACTACTATTTTTAGACCATCTGACTGCGTTAAACTCTCCCAAGTAGATTTTATAACCATAATTATCACTCCACTTTTTAACCGCCTTAAATCGCTTTAAAATAGTGTCTGCATTAAAGTTTGGCAAAGGATATTCAATACCTTTCGGGCGACCTCTCAAACCTTGGTGAGTATAATTAAACGGCAAGTACATATGAAAGTTATAAATTAAACTGCTATCCATAATGTTAAATGGCAAAAATTTTCCGTAGGTAGTTGGCAAACCATATGGACCAGGTGTAAGCATGAACAAACCTTTATTATCTCGCTTACGTATAATGGCAAGTGATTTTATGTAGAACTCTTCCAAACGTGGAGGACTTATAACCGTATCCGCTAATTTTATTGCAGGTTCAGAAAGTACTTCATAGATGTAAACCTTATTGGCAAATTTTGCACCTATTTGTTCGATGTATGTATAAGTTTTATTAAGGTAGTTATCTGTCCAATACATTGGCATTTCATCCGTGATAGTATCAAATGATAAGTCATTAAATGCAATAACTGGTTTAATTCCTTGAACGTTGCATTCGTCAACTAATCTCAACGCCCAATTCAATTCAACTTTAAACGCACTATCAGGTGATATTTTAAACTTTTTTGCGCGATCTAATGGCTTTAGCATAATGCGCAAATTTTGCACGTTGCATTGTTTAAGGTAGGCAACATCCGCTTTACTTCCACTATTCGACATGATTGTTACACCTTGTCCGAATGCCTGGGATAGCATAAGAATGAAGGCAATCAGTGTGATAATGAACAGCCATAACTCAAATTTACTTTTAGGTTCCTCAACAGGAAGTGCATAAAGTTTAGAGTTTAGGCAAGTGCATAAATGCGGATAATGCTTATCACATTCTTTTGCGTATTGAAATTTCACGAGGTCACCAACTGTCCAGTTGTACTTTTTGTAATAGGGATGAATAGGCAAGTCATTAGAGATTGTTTCTTTATCATCGGTTAGGTAGGTGTATTTAATCAGCCACTGACCATTATTTTTAATAATTTCTCCGTTCATTTAGTTAAGAATTTTTCGTGATAATAGTCACCTCCTGATTTGGGCGATTTATAATCTGTTGCATTTGCATATTCGTAACCTTCAAGGTATGCGGTGTTGTATGCATCCTGAATAATTCGTTGCTCTTCCATTTCTAGTTCCCAAGCATTTTCTTTGAAATAGTCACCTAATCCAAGTGGTCCTTTTTTATCAAGGATTTCTTTTAATTTTTGAATTGTTGTCATAGTATTTAAATTTTTGCGACCAGTGAGAGGTTCGAACTCTCATCCCCATATTGTCCACGCTTCAAAAAACCTATTAATTAAAGCTATATGGTTGTTACCCGAGGCGGTATTCATTCCCGCTTACACCAACTGGTCGACCGTTTTACAGATTGTAGATGATTTACTTTACATATTATTTAGTCCCATATATTACAACTTTTTGGGACATTCCTATAACTTATCAGTTGTCCGATGTTTTAGGACTACCTCCGTATTTTTCTTGGTAGTATTGTTGTGGATTACAACCATCGTCTGTGTTACCAATTCGATAAGCACTTACAATCTCCTCCTTGTGCATCTGTTTTGCTTTTTCAATCATATCAACAGGAATTAATCCAATAAAATCTTCTACTTGGTCAACTAACCACTCTATTGATGTTTGCTTACTCATTTTGCCCTCCTTTATTCTCTTCTTTGCTTAATTCCTCAATTAGTTTATCAGCTAATCTAACTGATATTCTTACAATATCGCTGAAATCGTTGCCTTCTTTATCAGCCCAATGACTACTTGCCATCATAATTGCAAAGTATTCTCTTTTTGTCAAACCAACACTTTCATGAAATGCTGGTGCAGTTGGAAATGTTTTAGGCATCTTGACCTCCCTCAAAATTTGCTCTAAAGAAATTAGCACTTTTCTTTGCTTCGTAGTATTCATCGTAGGTCATTGTGTCCTGGTCATAACGCATTTTGATATGGTCAAAGACTTCCAGTTCAAGCGACCAGCGGTCGGTAGTCATGTAACCTTCGCGAAATGCCGCATCGATGTTTTTGATTTCTTGACCTTTTAATGAATTTAATAGGTCTTTAATTTTAAATACCATCATCATCGGATCGATATCTTCGTCGATCATTTGATTTACTCTTTCTTTGATAATCTCTGTTATCAATAAAGAATTGACATTGTTGATTTTTGTTGTCATAAGGAATAGATGTTAAATAGCTTTGAATTTTTTTTGATGGTGATGTAAACCTATCACACTGATATTTGATGGGGCAAAGGTAGCCACTGCATTTAGTCATTTGTAAACTTGTTTAATAATGTCAATTGATTTTTCGATGCCAATGCATTCTTTAAACTGACCATTTTTTTTAAGTTGGTTAAACTCATTTTGCAGTAGTGCTAATAACATAGCTAACCTTTGCTTTTCATCTTTAGTCAGTGCCATTGCCAGTGTGGAGGAGTTATAGTTTTAGTTTGAGTTTGATTAATTGCCTTAACGATGTCATTGACCGTAGGCATTCCATTGTACTTGCGACACTGCAAGAACTGGATTAAGAGATTAAAATTAATTCGTTTCATTTTCAAGTAGATTTTGGTTTAAGAAATCAGTTTGATAATTTGTGCGTCTAACACCATCTGTTGCGCGGATGTAATCGACCTCCACTTTAGCGGTGTTAATAATTGCCTGACTAACATCCACGATAGCTTTAGCTTTGTCGATAGTCATTGAGTTTTCATCATCATCTTTAAGCATTTCAATTACTTCAAATAGATGGTTGCGTAAATCGTTAATTTTGTTCTTTGCCATTGATAATTTTTTTAAGTTTTATTATTGTTTTTAATGCTTGTTTTATTTCGTTTGGATAACGCTGGATGGTGTTACGATTCATATTTTCAGCATATGTTATTAGTTCCAAATTTTCCAGCTTGCAGTTCAGTGAATTTTTATCTTTAAAAACTACAATGTGACCTTTGGGAACTTTGCCGTTGGCATCCATCCAAATTTTATGATGGTACGGTATCCATTTAGCTTTACTTACTCGATAGTAATAATACTTAATGCCGCTTTTATCACACCTTAAACTAATAGCACCATCATGCTTTGTATTATGCGGTTCGTTACCTTTTTTAAATGATGTCTTTTTGATTTTCTCAATTGATGCCTGATCTGTATACTCCGATAATTTTCGACCTTTATTATGCGGTTTGTGACCTTTTGGGAAACGATGTTTAGCACCGTGGTTAATTATCTGACCTCTGCCTGAAAGTTTCCAGTTGTCAAGGTATTCTTGATTTTTTTTAACTCCATGATAAGATGCAAGATTATACACCTTTATAATTGACACACCATACTTTTCTACTATTTCTTTAGTGTCAGTGTAGGGGTAAAGTTCCAGTATCTTATCTTTAATTGCTTGCTTCATAATTTAAATAAAATTGTATTCCGTTTAATGAACAAGCTGAATGGTTGGTTCTTTCGTATGTATGATAACACATTGCTTTTTCACTTAAGGTCGCCTCACGCGCTCGTATAAATCCACCATCTAACAGATACTGGAATTCATCAAAGGGGAATTGGTCATTCATATAAAAAATCACTCCTCCCCATAACACCTCGTTAAACTCTGCACAGTTAGATTGCAACACTATAAATTGACCTCTCTCAAGTTTCATTTGACTATAATTATGATACTCGAATTTAGGCATTTTAACCTTTAATGTATGTTCAAATTCAACCATTCGCTCAATTCAGTTTCAATTATTTGACTAAATGTATGATTAGTTTGGTCTATCGCCAGGTGATTATTTTTGTCGAGATAAGATTTCAGACAATCATTTAATAGGTCGCTGAACGTATAATTTTCAACCGCACTCAACACCTGATAAGCTTCTGACTTTAGGACTGGATGTATGTTAAGATAGCAAAGTTCAGATGTCAATTTAGATGCTTTACCTAACTTTTGAAATACCA